ATATGACCTTTGGTGGTGGTACTAACACAGCTCAAGACGCACTTAATCAGTTTACCACATTAGGTACAACATTAGACCTACAAAGATATTCAAACAACCTATCTTTGGGTTCTGCGTTAACTCCAAACTCAACCCTATTCGTTCAGTATAGAGTTGGTGGTGGTTTGGGAACCAATTTGGGAACAAACGTTATTAATCAAATTGGAACGGTATCATTTTTTGTGAATGGTCCTTCTGAACTTACAAACTCCGCAGTTGTTAACTCATTAAGATGTAACAACGTTACTGCGGCAATCGGGGGAGCTGGATTACCTTCATTAGAAGAAATAAGAAACTACGTATCATTTAACTTCTCGGCACAAAAAAGAGCGGTAACAGTTCAAGATTACGAATCTATTATTAGAAATATGCCAGCGGAGTTCGGGGCACCAGCAAAAGTTTCAATTACTGAAGACAACAATAAGATATTAATTCAGTTATTGTCTTATGATACATCAGGTAAATTGACAAACATAGTATCGAACACTTTGAGACAGAATGTTGCAACATATCTTTCAAACTATAGAATGATGAACGACTACATATCAATATTAACCGCAGAAGTTATTGATTTAAGCGTTGAAGTTTCAATTGTTTTAGACTCGGCACAAAACTCAGGACAAATTATTGCGGACGTTGTTGATAGAATATCAGGATACTTCGACCCACAAATTAGAGAGTTGGGACAAAACGTTTATCTTTCTGAACTACAAAGTATAGTTCAAAATCAAAATGGTGTATTAACGGTTGCGGGAATCAAAGTATTCAATAACGTAGGGGGACAATATTCGTCAGCGGAAACATCTATGGAATATTCTGACCCTGAAACTAAAGAAATCGCACCTGTCGACGATACAATTTTCGCTCAACCCTCACAAGTTTACCAAATAAGATATCCAAACAAGGATATTAAAGTTTCGGTTAAAAATTTCCAATCAGTTACCTTCTCTTAATAGGTTTATTCTCGTAGGGTTTGGTTTATAATTTATAATGTGTGTATATGTACTTTAAAAATTACACATAAACTATTTATAAACTAAAGACAATACATGGGTGACTCATATAGAATTAAGACCGAACTTGGTATTAATAAGTCAATTAATATACAATTAGACCAAGAATTTGAGTTCTTAGAAATCTTATCTCTTAAAATACAACAAACAGATATCTACACGAGAAGTTGCGCGGATTATGGTGTTATAGTTGGTAGAGTCACTGCAAACAATGGATTTGGTATTCCGAACGCGAGAGTTTCAATCTTTATTCCGATTGAACAAGTTGACCAATCAAATCCTCTTATTACAAGTATATACCCCTATAAGTCACCGACAGATAAAAACGAAGATGGTTACAGATATAATCTTTTACCGTACGTTCCGTCTTATTCTAAACATGCAGCAACAGGAACTCTTCCATCAAGAGCGGATGTACTGACTGGAGACACCGCGGTTGAGATTTACGACAAGTATTATAGATTCACATCAAGGACCAACGATAGTGGTGATTACATGATTATGGGTGTCCCTCTTGGGGACCAAACCGTGGTTATGGATGTGGACCTTTCAGATATTGGTGAATTCTCATTAACGCCTCAAGATTTAATAAGAATGGGATTGGCAACAGAAGGTCAGGTTGCTGGTAATAAATTTAGAACTTCGAACGACTTAAATTCATTACCTCAACTAATAAGTCTTAATAAAAATGCCGAAATATCTCCGTTGTGGGGAGACCCAGAAATTTGCCAAATATCGATTAATAGATTAGATTTTGATTTAAGAGATGATGCCAACGTAGATATTCAACCAACTGCGGTGTTTATGGGGTCGATGTTTTCATCACCTGATAATATGAGAGTCAGAAGTAACTGCAGACCAAAAGATGATATGGGAAATCTTTGTGGACTGACCTCTAGCCCTGGTCAAATATTGGCAATTAGACAAACAATTCAACAAGATGAAGACGGTAATCCTGTACTTGAAGTTCACGAGTTAGAACAGGCGGGAAATATTATTGATGGTAGTGGAACTTGGTTAACTGAGTTACCAATGAATTTAGATTATTTTATCACAAATGAATTCGGAGAAAAAGTTTTATCTAATGACCCTACAGTAGGAATACCAACTAAAGCCAAGTATAGATTCAAAGTCAAATGGACACAACCAAACGATTTAACTTTACAGACTAGAAGAGCGTATTATTTAGTTCCAAACGTTAAAGAGTATGGATGGTCAGCTCCAGACAAAGGACCAGACACCACAGCAAAACTTCAACAACAAGAAAGTTCTTATTATTTTGGTTTAGCTTGGAGTGGATATACTAATGGATTTGGTACTAAGACAACTGACAGATTGAATGAAGTTATAGATTGTGAAGACACATTCTACCAATTTCAATTCAATAGAGTTTATACTGTGTCTTCACTGATTGACCAATTTAAAAAAGGGGCAAAAGGTAGATTCATCGGAATCAAAGAAATAGATGATAACGATTGTGAAAGTACGATAAATAAATTTCCCGTAAATGATGGATTTAGAAATTTTGATTTATTGTTCTTTTTATTTTCCATCATATTCACAGTTCTACAACCTGTTGGTTTAATTTTATTGGGTGTTGCTCACATTCTGATTTGGTTATATAATTTGGTTTTGGGATTTTTATGTTGGTTATCAGGAATTGGTATTGGTAGTCCTATTAATTGGTACCCATTCAAAAGATGGAGAAAATATTGTGAAGAAAGGGACTATACAATTAGACTTCCCATGATTACATATCCCGAATGTCAAGCTTGTGATTGCAAACAAGAAACTGCAACAAAAAAGACAGCACCAGAATCTAACGGTGCAGGTACCCTAAGCTTACTTTCATTACCTAGTTATTATAACGACGCACTTGCTTCGACATATTTTTCTGGAGATACGGACAATGGTAGTACATGGTCAACATTATTTAGTGAATCATTTGCGGGACTTGCTATCACATCAGTAGTTTCAGACCCAACAAGATATAAGTTACCATTTTCACAACAACTTGATATACCAAGTGGTGGTGCGAGATTTGTTACTTCATTTGATTTACCAATTGGGGAAAGAATTAATGTATTTAATCAAAGAAGTTCATATTTTTCAGACCAAAACAAAATTAAGGTAACTTTCGCTAAAGAGTCTAACGTGGGCAAATTCCATTATGACAATACTATAACGGTTTTATCTCAAGAACAATTCAATGCTGGCGACCTTTTGACCTTTGTCAATCTGACTGCTACAACTGATACAAATTATTTGTATTCTGCAGTAACCTCAGGAAACACCATTACAGGTATTAGTGGACAAACATATAATGGAACAGGTGCGACTCAAATCGACGTATCCTATGCGGTATCTCAAACTTCAAATATTTTAACACCTGTTAGATATAATTTACCTTATGGTTCTGGAGAAACAAATTACAAATTTCCCGCAGACGTTGAATATTATCAGGTAATTACCGCATTGACTGTTTCTCAAGCGTCCCAAATATGGAATACAGGGACAACTCAGTCGTTTGGTAATATTCTGAATTCTGAAAGTACGTCTATTCCATGGAGAAGACTTGCTTTACAATGGATAATAGATGGGGCACCAATTAAATTTAACGCTTTCAAATATTTTGAAAGTGCTCAAGAACAATATGTTTTGGTGTTACAGAGAGGAGTTGACCCATATTCACCAAAATACATTAATGAATATTGTTTAGGGAAAATTTTTGGAACAAATGAATCAGACCCAAATTGGATTGTGACTGCATCAACAAGAGTAAACATACCAATACAAAAGTTGAATGTGTCTAACATGTCTGTCCAACCATATAATCAAACAAACATGTATTACCAGTCCTATTTCTTCAAACCTGGTACAACAACATCACAAATCGCTGGTCAATCGTTCACTGGATTTACCACAACTAACACAGGATATTATGGTTCGATAGATGCAACAACAACTCCGATACCTGTTGGAAGTACTACAGTTGGGTCAACTGTATCAAACCCTGGTACGTTGGGACTTGCAAGAAGAATTAGACAAAGTACGATACCGTATACCACAAGTTCTGCTGCGTGCGGAGACTCAATGGCTTCAACTGACAGTTTATTTGTATCAATAGCTCCTCAATATTCCTCACCAGCCGTGGGTATTAGATTATTTGAAGATTACACACAAGGTTGGAATATCGGTTTTTCAAATCCATTTAATGGACAAAATAAATGGTGGAAAATGAATTGGAACGCGTCTTTATATGCGGTACAGGTTAGCCCTTCAGGATACGTAACGGCCTTTATTTCTTGCTCATCACAACTATCAATACCTACTTTGATTTCCACAACTACAAACGCATTTTGGGATTTGAACCAAAGTAGTGTTCAATATGACAACAGTGAAGATTTATCAGGTGCGGCGGTAATGAAAGCAAATAACGTTGGAATCCGACCTGTTCAGTTTGCGAATATAACATATTACGATACATCGATACAGTACAACTATGTAGCCGCTTTAGGGTATAATTACACAACAAAAACTTTTTACGGAAATACACCTCCAATGACCATTAGTGATAGTACTCGGAATGTTTTAAGAACAGACAGACTTCCTTCATCTGATGGATTAGACGGAGGAGCTTGGACCAACAACCCCGCTTTACTGCAACAAAACATTAACTTCAATGTTTATTTACTTAATACTGACGAAACGGACATATCCTCACAGGCATTTACTACAGGAGCAGAAATACCAACCGCAGACATAGAAGGGTTACCAAACCAACTGACAGTTCTATCCACATTTGATTGTGAAAACATGGTTGGATTAACCTGTTATACAGGATTTGGGGACAATTTTGAAGTGAATCAAGATTGTACAACAAGAGACGCAGTTGAAAAGGGATGTTATATGTTCATGAGAAGACCGTTGACCGATTTGGGAAAAGATTGGGATAATTTTGCAGAGTGGGGATTTAGGTTCAGGTTTATGTATGGTTTATGTAGGGGAGTACTTTCACAATCATTCATGAACAACTGGATTAATGGGGCTTTATATATGTTCCCGATTCAAGTCGACACCTTATATAACAGTCAAAACAAAGTAAGTGAAAGACGATTCTGTAGTGAGGTAGTCTATCTAAACAACGATAGTAATAATTTTTATTATAGAAGTACTCCTTATAATGATGACACTAACAAGTTTGTTGGACAAGTTGCTGACCAACCAGGAGCGGTTAATGCTGTTAATTTATTATATCCAACAACTATAGTAAATTTGGGACTTAAAGATTATTTCTATTCGGAAATAACTTTTGACCCAACAACCAAAGGTTACATTATACCTAACATAAATCCAACTAGCTATGGGGATACCTCAGACCTTATAAATTTCTTTGTTATTTCAAGAATAACCGACGAAGGTTTCTTACGACAATTGATACCTTTAGGGGATAACTCGTTAGACCAACTTTTTTCAAGACCTTCCAAAAGAATTGACGGTGATTTAGCACAACTAATGTCTATCAATTCTGAAATAGGTAATGTTAACTTTTCACCTGAATATTATTCAAACATACCAGGTCAAACCAATCAACCATCAACAATTTTGGGTACTTCAAAATATCCAATAATGGCTGTTTGGTTTTCATCTACAACAGAAGATTTACAAGTAAAAGATTATTTAACACCTGGTAGAATAAATTTTAGAGGTTCAAACAATGTTGGATATTATCCATACCCTTATGGTATAAAATCGCAAGTTGTACCTTTTTATCAATGGCAATTGAGTAACATTAATACAATATTTGGTAACGAAGAAAACAATTGGGCAACAAGTGTTGGAGACATTGTTCAAAATACTAGATTCCAATCTTTGGATAGGTTTGCATCCAACACCCCATATTTTTACAGTAATAACTCAAGTTCAAACGACCTGAATGCAAGAGGTTATATTTTCAATGTGAGTGGTGTTGTAGGTAATGGTGGAACTTATTTGAGAAACGGTGCCACAAAGTCTAAGTTTTTGGTTGGAGCTCCATTCCAATTTTATTTTGGTACAATTAAAGGTGAGACAGCCTTGGATAAATTCAAAACAAAGTATTCGGTAGATGAATAAGTATACAATAGTCCCAAGTGGTTTAAAATACAAAGGAGCACCATCGGTAGACCAAGAACTTTCAGTAACGCTGGAGGAACAGAGTCAACAACTGACTGAATATGATAGAAGTTCTACCATAAACTTAGCTCAGGTTTACGATGACGAGAGACAATCTTGTACTATTTTTAGACCAACTTTTAAGTTGACCTACCTATATGATAACACATATACAGGTTCTACAACATACTTACCATTTCAATACAACTTGTATTATACTGCACCTGAAACATCGAAACAGAGTGGTAGATGGAATGGATTTCCACAGTATTATGAGTTTGATATCTATAGGCCTAACGTTGGGGACAATCATTTTCAATATAAGGGAAAAAGTGCTTATACTTACAATTGGATGTTTTATTTAACATATCCTCATGAAAATGATTATACAAAACAATTAACATATTATTCGACAAATAATAATGATGTCAATTGGATTGCGTCTGATGGTATTCCATTCACGATTACTAACACTACACAAAACGGAAATGGGTTAGTTTCTTTTACTTGTATTGCACCACATGGGCTGACTTCTGGTGAATATGTTGAGTTATCATTAACTTACAGAAACGAAAAAGTATTTCAAGTTAGCTCGATTGGAAACGGTACCTTCGGAAGTGATGTATATGTATTCAACCTTTTCAACATAGGATTCACGGGAAATACTTTTAACAATGGTACAACTGGAACATTCAAGAGAGTCATCAATCCCGATAATTTGGAGGAAACAAAATCTAAATATTATATAAAAAAATATAAGGTTATTACAAACTTGACTGACCTTGCAATAACAAAAGCAGGATTTGAAAAAAACGTATTTGCGGAAGAAAGAAAACTTGAATATAGCTCAATTACGCCAAACAACGTTACTAGAATTTCACAAAAAAGTAGTAGTAATTCTTACGATATAACATCAAACTATGATTTAGATTTTGCTGGTTATTATGACAATCAAAAAAGACCACTAAATGAAATTAATCTCACAATAATTAACAAAGGATACTCGGGGTATTTTAATCAACCATTAAATGGGGTTGGTTTAAAACAAGGATGGGAATTCAACTTATCAAAAAATGTGAATCCTTGGTGGGATTTAAACAACCAAAAATCAAACACAAACATACCTGTAAGTGCATATACTCTCACAAGTGGTGCGACAAAAACATTCTACTATAACTTAGACCTTAAACCTGGTGATGTGATTGACGGTGATTTTTGTGAATGGAATGATTATGAGCAAGCAGAACGAGTTGTCTCACATTACTATCAAAAATTGAAATATAACCAAACAGTATTTCAAACAACAAATAACTCTTCTACTAATGCGCCAGGATTCTACTATAAACCACATAACCCGATGACCCTCAGAGTGTTTTCTGATTACATCGAAACTGGAGATGTTGAAAATATCGATGGAATCCCAAGTTGGGCGTTTTATTCGAGAACTGACCAACAGTTCAGATGGAGAGACTTATATACTTATGGTTTTATAGATAACCTTGGTAGAGGGGTCGACTATCCTTTTTTGAATACCGCACAATACCCATATACTCAGGTGATTTTTAGATTGATACCTGAAGGAATAAATTATAATGAGAACTTAGATGGATATGATTTCTCAATAAAACCTGTCATTGATGAGTGTGAATAAATTTACAATAAGACAAGATGGTGTGACTGACAAACAAGTTAACATACCTGTGCAACTTAAGTGGGACTACTTAGGGTTGGACATGTCTATTGATGAGTATGAGACAAGAATAATTGAAGAGGTAATTGGAAAGGGTAGAGATTTCGAAATCTCAAGATTTGCTCACGCACCCGCAACAGGTACAACCGACGAGACTTTAATCAACTATGAATTTTATTTTTATTCTGGAGGTTCATTGGATAACATAGGAAATTGGAGAGTGAACTATCTTAGTGAAGGATTCACACCACAAGAAGTTTACTATTATGAAAATAATTTTTCAAACTCTTTTTTCAAATTGGACTTTTATGATACCCCTGACGAAAAACAACAAACAAACTACTTGACAATAATTTTACCAACACAACAAGGATTGATGATGGAGGCTCAAATGCAAAGAACTTTGGTAAACATCAGAAAACCAAAATTTGTATTGGATTATGTTGGAGACAAAGAGGGTTTTTTTATTTATTGGTTGAAGAAAAGAAATTTCTTAGATGTTAGTACATTTTATATGACCGCAAAATTTTATAATGCCAAAACTGGTCAGTTTACAAAAATGATGACAGGTAGAGGTTCTAACCCAATAGATTTGACAAATGGACCACAATCAACTTTGGGAAATAAGTACGCGTTTGATAATACTCAATACTTTTACTACACGGTAAAATTAGATTATGAAAAACAAACTTACCAAGTGTTTAATACTTACGGTCAGAGGATGGGAACCAATATACCCATAAAATGGTATGAATATGTAAATCCACCACAATAATGTCACAAGATTACTATAAATTTATTGTTTCCCCTGAAAATGTTGCAAGGGATTTATCGGTTGTTAGTTATAGAGGCACACCCGTTGGTGTTTACTCCGCAATGACGCAAGTTGTAAGTTCGGGACCAAGAGGGACTTCATTATTAACTAATCTATCTGTTCCAATTTTATTGAGACAAACAGCGGTTGATGCGGGATATTACAGCCCATTTGACGGAGCGGTTTTACAAAAAGATGTAGTGACTAATTTTTTATTTTCATCAACAACATCCCAACCATATGTTTGGAGAGTTTACAATACATCAGACCAGTTTCAAAAGTTTTTGGAACTGTCAGCATATAAAGTAGATTGGGGTGACGGAAGTCCAAAACAAATCATCAGTGCATATACACCAAATTCAATAAGTCATACATATCCAACAGCAACAAGAGATTATACTATAACTTTAGAACAAACAAATCCATGGGGAGTAACTAAAGTATCAAAAACGATAAGTGTCCCTTATTCGAATGTAACGGTTTATAATCCAACAGGAGAATGTTATTTTGCTCCATCAACAGGAAATTGGATTGGGACATCAGTTTCATATGATTATATATTTTCGGGGGACGCGGTTAATGAAGTGTCTGCTCAAACATCAAACAATTATGTTACGGTTCCATTTACGGTCTCAGGATTAACAAAATCGAGAGTAAACGAGTTGGCATTGTACGGTAGCCCAAAGTTTCAAGTTGGGGTACCTGTTATTAGTAATGGTCAAATTTGGGGTGCAATAAGTGACATGAATTCAGTTTTTACCGCCTATACAATCACTGGGGTTTATTATTATGATTACAGTGATGGTACAACAATATTTTTCCAAGAATCTTCTGGTTTAACCTCGAACAATTTGAGTGCTGTCCCAATCACAAAAGATGAGGTCCTACTTAAAGTTATCGACCAAGCTCAGGTACAAACTAACGTGTTTGTTGAAAGAGGGAAGAATAGTGCGTATGAGAGAGTTATGAGATTGGGTGAAGTAGACAATCTAGGTGATATGATAAATTACGGGTATGGATTTTTTAATGTGGTTAGTAAAGAAAGAAACTAATTGAAAAAAGGAACTAAACTATTTATAAATTAAATAAGAAATTATGGCAATCGGCTCATACGGTACAATAAGACCAAGTGATGTTTCACCAGCAGATGTTGAAATAATCATGAACTACACTCCAACAAGGGATGTTACAGACCAATTTGTTCTGACAAAATTGGACGCCCAAACAATTTTAAGACCTTATTTTGCTAATACCGAAACAGGAGGTAACCCTGGTGTTGAAGTATTGGGCGGTCTATACAACTTAACTTTACCCGCAAATCAATTTAATGCTTTGGGTATCTATACTCTTTATCTAAGACCTGCTGAAATTAGAACAATAATTAGCGATTGTGGTGTGTTAAGTGCTTTACCAAATGTTAAGGGTATTGTTATTGATATCACAGATGTACCAACACAATATCAAAACAAATTTGTACCACAAGGATTGGTCGGTTTTAGAATTGAATATTTAAATGCCGATGGGTCTAAAATTCCTAACTTCTTTAGAGTTGTTACTTCAAGTTTTTTCTGTGAACCCGTTGTTTCGAATGAGGTTAATACTTCTCAAAAAGCAATTAGATATAGATATGTTGAAGGAGATTCAAATCTTATTTTCTTAACACTATCACCATCATCTTCACCAACCAACAAACCTAACGCTACACCATATATTGGACAGCCAGACCAAGATATCATAATAACAAATACGTTCTTTAATCCTGTGACTGTTGAAGTTGAAATGGTTGAGTACGATATCTCATCTCTTGCGATTGCTCTTTACGGTAATCAAACTAAATCTATTGATGATGGTATCTACACTATCTACGATTCTAACAATAACATATACAGACAGTATAACCTATATGAAATCAGAGACCAATTTAATGCTCTTCTTTATGAGGTTAGACAAAGTAGAGGAAATAATATTGATTTCAGTAAAAACTTCACAAACATAACTAGTTAATGGCAACCACACAAAGGACGACAAAATATTTTTACCCACCAAGACCTGGTAGCGGTGCGGCAACCTTCTCTGACAACATTGTAGGATTACAAACAGTTGAGGGTGGCGGACTTACGCAGGGTAACTTTGAATTTACAACGTCCGTAGTTGAAAAAGTTAATAGAACATTCAATGTCGGGGCTTTCTCTGAGCCAATCAGTTTGGAGGGGTTAGATATCAATGACCTTGCCGAGAGTAGAAGAATTATGGCAACACAATTCAGAGTTTATCCAAACTATGATGTGTCCCAAGTTCTTAACTTTTCAATGTATGGTTCATTACGTAAAAGATTTCAAGTATCTGTAACTGAAATAATTCACAGATTTCCTGGCTCGTTGGATGTGTTATTTACTAATGACCAATTTATTACAGGGGCAACAGCAACAAATATTTCATATGATTCAAATTTAGATGAAACTTATTTCAGAGTATCTGTCGACAGTATTAATAATCCGTTTGATATAGATTATTCAGTAAGTGCGTCGACAAATTTATCTGTAAGGGAAATAGTTGTTTCACCCTATAGAAATTTATACAATACCTACTTAGACTACTGTGTTGCCATTAATGACAACATTTATAATGTTGTTTCATTCAATCCGTCACCAACATTATCAACAGGGTATATTGAGTTTTATGTTTCGGGAGCTCCTTTTGGTACAAGTGCAACAACAATATTTGAAGAGTTTCAAATAAGACCAAATGATTTTGTGGTTGATAGAATTTTTGCTGAAGATTTTGATGAGGTACAAAAATTTTTATTGAACAGATTGGTTAGACCTGAATACACTGCGGTATTCCAAGTCCCACAACAAAACGAAGACGGACAATTTTATACTAACTACCAACAAGTAACTTGGCCAAAAGAGGGTCCATGGAATTTGGACATCAAGTCATTTTTATTTGACAACTATTTGGCTCAATTGGATGAAATTGCGGTTAATTTAGACTCATTTAAAACAAATCTTATCTCAAGATTCTTAGTTACCGACTCACTTAAAGAGTTCGATACTTTGGGCCAGAAAGTGGAAAAGATATTTCAAATATATGGTAGAAGTTTCGACCAAATAAAACAGTTTATTGATGCTTTGGCTTATATGAACTCGGTTAGTTACAACCCATCTAATGATATACCATCACAACTACTTGTTAATTTAGCCCAAACTTTAGGTTGGAGTTCGAATTTTTCACCAATCACAAACGAGGACTTTTTAAGTTCAGTATTCGGTAACACAAACACACCAACCTATCCTGGTTACGCAAGAGCTTTAACTCCAACTGAGTTAAACTACGCTTTTTACCGTAATCTAATATTAAATGCGTCTTATCTTTTCAAATCGAAAGGTACAAGAAGGTCTGTTGAATTTATGTTACGATTAATTGGAGCACCTGATTCGTTGATTGAATATAACGAACACATTTATCTTGCTGACCAAAAAATTAACATGGACCAATTTGATGTACAATGGGCTGCCATATCAGGAGGAACTTATGTTCAAGACGTACCCGATTATCTTCCAGGTAATACGTATAAAATCAAAGGACAAGTTTATACTGCATACACTTCAACCGCAATTTATCAAGATGTTGCGACAAGATTAGATGATTACCCAATCGATATTGAAGGATTTCCTAA